AGGAGGTAGTTTGATGTATGCCAAAGTGAGAATTGAACCAGACCAAACAAGGATACCAAGACGGACAAAGGTAGAAAGAATAGCAAGTTGTTCTTCCTTATCATCTGTTGCCTCCTTAATTTTACCAAGAATACCTTTCTTTTTAGGTTGTTCTTTTTTGATCTCCTCTGGCATCTGTTGAAAGCATCGTTCCTTTATTTATGGATTTAAGTTTTCAACTGTAATGTTTGTATGCCGTATTGAATTGTATCTTTTACAGAGAACTTCGCTTGCTTCGTGTTCCCATCTATGATATGCATTTTTTAAATGATGGACATATTCAGTACCACCGAGACCGACCATTTCATCGGCAACGATTGACTTTATTAATACATCCCTGGTTAAAGATGCCATATGTAAATACTTGGTTTCCAACAACAAACTTAGGTTATAAGACTGTAGAGTTATCAATCAGTTTGTCTTGGGTGATTTAGTCCTATCTGCTTCTGGACTTGATATTATTTAGCAATGTAACCGTTTTCAACCAACCATTCACGAGTCATAGGGGTCGGATCATAGTCAGTCCACATTGTACCATTGGCACAAGATTTCAATGCTTTCATTGTCATTCCCTCAGTCAATCCAGCCCACTTAGCCTCACTCTCCCATGGCACTGCTGACTCTGGATAAGTATTCTCTACCATGTCACGCCATACTGGAGGAACACTCTCCTCAGGTAAGATAATAGCAATGAAACTATTATCAATAGTTCCTGCCATACAATCCTGTGCTGCATGCCACCCTTCGTGTCTCATCACTGTCATCAATGTATGAGGACGATGCATGAATGCTTTGTTAAGATAGAAATTATTACTGACTGTATGATAGACCCCACGATGACCAATGGGGAAATACTTTTGGTCTGCCAGATATACTTTCACACCCATTTGATTCAAGAGAATCAACATGTTATGAAACTCAGTAGTCACATTAGTGAAGTCTTCCCAGTTGTCATACTCCTTAGAGATATCCAACATCGAGAAAACTTCTTTCACATCCTCCGTGCATTCTTGAAGCATCATACATCCCATAGAATGCATAGTGAAGTATTCGTTATCTTTGAGGGGGTCGGAATGGACAGGTAGGGCAACCGCTACCGCAGCAACCAGGGATGCAATAATGTTTTTCATTTGTAGTAAGCTTCGTAATATTTAACGACCCCAAAAGATGTTTTGTGTCCTTGGGATATCCAATCATGAGCGCATTCATAGATTGACTTTGTGGAATATTTAGGTTCCGTTCCTTCTAATTGATGCCCATACTTATGGAGCAAAATTTTCAACACTTCTTGTCTTAATTTAGTATTGAAATCATTGTAGCGCCAATCATCATAACTCATTGGTGAACATTCTCCGAACCGCCTTGAAAGTTTTCAGACCCTCCAATGGGATCAAGTTGAACCGTGGTGGAACCACTTTTAGTAGCGATGTCATACATCACTTCATGGATGTTCTCAGGTTCTGAACTTGGAGGTTCATATGGAACTTGTTCTCCAGTGATCGGATCCACAGGATGAGGTTCACCCGTAATGATATCAACATTCTCATTATAGGGTGCAGCAAACCAATCGTCAACTGGAGTTGTGATACCAGCAGGAATACCCACATATGGTTCTTTATCAATCTCTTTACAGTCAACTACATCCTCATCAATTTCACAAACTACTTCATTTTGTCTGAATGGTTTGAAGATGTCTCTAATTGCTCGTATCCTAATCATGTTTGCCAGTAATAGTGATAGAAGTTTCCTCTAGTATCGCACATCGGGTCATGAGATGCAACCCTATATCTCAGCATACTCTGACCTTTGAAGTCAGTTCGATCACCAATAATACTATATGCATTCATAAGGTTATCGTTGTTTCTCAAACGAGCGATAACTGATTGTTTGGCAGCAGGTCTCCTGTAGAGAAAACCTTCATACTGTCCAGGAGCATATACCACATTAGCAACACTGTTAGGATACTTGGGAGACCTGACTCTATTTAAGATGGATACCGCAACGCAGTATTCATCTTTAGTTCCAGGAGCCGCTTCCACCTGCACTGCTCGTGCTAGATGGTCATAATCCATGGGTGTTAAAGAAAGAATAAGTTCAAGCATAGTTCTGTTTTAATAGTTCAATTTCAGATTCCAATTGTTCGAGACGTTGTTTCAATTCTATGATCATATCATAGAGACTGTCGCATTGTGCTGGATCTTTATAGTCTCTTACCATTAATAATCAATCCCTTATAAAAGATTTACAAGTGTCTGGATTTTCTCTACAAAATTGCCGGACATACCCGTGCACATCTACCTTCATAGAATGATGGGTATGTTCATGTAGCACTCCGATGAAAATCAACATACCCACCATCATGATATTAAAATGTGTTACTGGGTGTAGAAATATCTTTTTCAGATAATTCAGCATTAAAAAGGGGTGCCGTCGCACCCCAAATATAACACCTAGATGTCAGATTGTCAATATGTGCTTCAGAAGTTGTACTTCACACCCAGCTTACCACCGTAACCGTTGTTGTCGGTGTCGTCAGCAGTCAGGAATGACAGCTCACCATAGACTCCCAGTTGATCAGTCACGGGAACGCCAAGACCGGCCTTACCAGAGAACTGGGTGTCGCTATCGGCACCATCAGGAGAGACCAGAGCAGGGCCTGCCTGGACATAGTAAGAAGCTGCGCCCAGATCGCCTTCGTAGCCAACGTGAAGGTCGGTGACGGCTCCGGTGTAGTCCTCGCCTACCCAACCAGCATTGGTTTCTACGTTGACGTAGGGACCTGCAAGGGCAGCGCCTGCGGAAAGAGCGGAAGCAGACAGTGCTGCGAATACAGATTTGATCATTTGAATTACCTTTAGTTACTTGCGGAGTGATTACCCGCAGATGAATAGGGACTCGACTTGTCCCGTTTGTTTCCTTTTGTTACTGAAATTACTGTCAGACAAAAGGTTAAGTATTTATACTACTTCAGTTTCTAGATCTTGTCAACCTTGGTTCGGTTGTCCCGAAGGTTCTGTGACTCGACCCAGATAAGGATCATAGTTCATATACTCTTTGATGTCAATACCGGCACCTTGCTGTTCCCAATAGTTTGAAAGTGCATTGCAATTGCCTTGGTGAAAGGCACCGATATGATCTGGATGAATTGATGATCCTAGTTCAGTCTTATATACCAACAGAGGCATAGAGAATGTATTACCAGAATTGTAGATCAAATCATCAGCGACAGCACGGGGTTTCACACCTTGATCAAGTTTATACTTGTCACCCCGTGTATGATACCTTAGCAGTTTCTCTGCGTGGTGTCTAGTAATTAAGTAACACGCTGTAGAAAAATTATTTACAAACCTCTTATGAAGTTTTACATGGATATCTCCCGTGCAAATAATTGCGATCTGAAAGACATCCCAATCATATGGAAGGTGTGCAACAAGTTCTGTCCAACTAAAGTTCCAAAATCGGACAAGATCTAAACTACAATCATCTTCCATCATGATTGCATAAGGACTATCAGAGGTGTCCAACCAATGTCTCATTGCTTTTAGGTGACTGGTGACACAACCAATCTCACCCGAATTCATATTGTCTGGATACTTACCAACAATAATATCACTAAGGTCATCATCCCTACCATCATAGGCAGAAATACGAGTAACCTTATCCTCTATGTCCCAATACTTAAATTGAGTTTGCATATAGTTCCATCTCTCTGGTTGGTCATCCAGATTGATACAATATATTGGTCCGATACCCTGCAACTTGTATGCGGACTTGTTCTTATCCATTAAATTACTGTCCATCTTTCGCAATATAAATCAGAGGTATCTTTGTCGGCATAGTCAGAACCAAACCACATGCTCGGTGCGATGACTTTTTTATTTTTATTTTTAATCAACCACGCACCCCACCATGACATAGAACTATTAGCAATAATAGCATGATCACAAAGGGACATCAAGCACATGTCAAGATATGGAACTAATGCACCATCCGAATGCTTGTCTTTAGGTTCAGAGAACATAAATCTATCACCTTGAAAGAATGGTTGCTCCTTCACCCAGTCAATTGAGTCAGAAAACACAACCACAGGCAGACTATCATCAAACTCTGCAAGTGCCTTCTCATAGTATTCTAGGGGTTGCACAGGATGTTGATGAGCAAGGTTTACATATGCCCACTTAAACCCTCTCTTATCGGCAAGCCCAGGATCACCACGGCGAACATGAAGGAATATGACCTCGCCACCCATCTGCTCACGAAAGTCTATGCAGGGTTCTAACCATTCACTTTTGAAAGTAAAGTCCCTGCGAATATCCTCTTCAATGTGCTTAAAATATTTTTCTGTTTGGAAAAAACCATGAATGTTTACCTCATCAGGACATCCATTAAAGAACTCATCATCAAAGTGAAACTGTCTTTCTTGTAATACATTTTTAGATTCAATCCAACCAACATTATTATTAGTGGATAATTCAAATGCTTCTAACAACCCATAGTTATCAATCTGAATCTCTGAATTTACTGGAGGAATTGTATAGTCAAATCCACGGTTAGCCGCAATACCTTTCAATGCAGCATATTGAAACATTTGATTACCAAACCTTCCAATAGTTCCAATACCATTAAACCCGATCATTCTTCATTGCCTCAAATACTTTAGCAATACCATCTTGCAAATTAGTCTTTGGCATCCACCATCCTGTAATGAAAGTATCTGCCTCATTCCTCTTGTCCATCTGCACACTATCCTTTGCAAGACCAGGATTAATTTTAACTGGTTTATCAATCATATTAAACTGACCCATAATAATTGCTGCAACATCCTTAATGGTAGTCGCATGGAATGATGTGATATGTAATGGGTCTTCTGGTTTGAAGTCAGTGAAGTTCTCCATGACTGTTTCCAGTGCCTCACAGCAGTCCTCAGCATACAGGAACTGACGCTCCTCTGTGCCATCAGTCATCATCTCAAAGTCTCCCTCTTCAAATCCTTTACGGATGAAGTCAGTAATGACGTGTGCCTTCTCCATATCCTTTTCGATACCATACACGTTCCAGAACTTTACAGTCAGTCCCTTGAGTGCAGTGGTGTGGAGTTCACCGACACGCTTCATCACACCATAAGGTGAGTAAGACATATTACTCATCTGTGAAGATGCAAAGACAAATCGCTTG